GAGCGCGAGCATCTGCGCCCGCATGCGGGCGCCGCGCTCGGTCGTCTGGTCCTGCGCATCGATCATCGCACGCAGTTCGGCGTTGGTGGTCGGCATCGTCGTGCCAAGCTGCTTGAAGGCGTCCCGCAGCTCTTCGGTGCGCAGCGCCGCGCGCTCTTCGTCCGACAGCAGCTGCTCGTAGAGCGACTGCTGCGCCGCCTGCAGCTCGAGATAGCTGCCAGCGAGGCCCATCAGGGATCGGTAGGCGTCCCAGTTGGCTTCTACGGTCATATCCAGCGCGCCGATCATTTGCCCGAGCGCTTCGGCGGACGGCGGGACCGCATAACCCAGGGCGTTGAACTGACGCACCATCGCGCCGGCTGCGTCGGCCAGCGCCTGCCCGGGCAGGACCGTGCCTTGCAGCGCCTGCTCGATCGAGCGCATGCGCGCAAACGCCGCTTCGAGCGCTTCGCCTTCGGCCTGCAGCAGGTCGGCGCGCTGGATCTGCGATTTCGTGGCGCCTGATGTGAGCATCGAGAGCACCGACACCAGCTCGCCAGTATCCCGCGCCGCGCCAGCGGCATCATTGCGCAGCGAGCGCCACGCGTCGATCGTCGCCTTCGGCAGCGTGCCCTCGTCCACGAGGTCGTTGAGCATCGCGCGAATCGCTGCGTCGCCGTAGCCGTAGTTGAGCGCGTTGCCGCCATTGGCGATCCCGGCCCCCGGTGTGCGAAAGCCCTGCGTGCCGTCAGATCGGTTGATCGCAAGGCGCAGCCCGTCGCGCCCGCCGGTCGTCGCGGTGACGCTGCTGCTGATCCCCGCCAGCCCGGCGAACGAGCCGACCAGCTGCGCAAGCTGCGCGGTGGCGTCGCGCGCCTCTTGGCCGGGGTCTTTCTTGCCGGTCATCGAGCCGATACCGGAGACTGCGCCGGTCGTCGGATTGACGGTGGCCCATGCGGTATTGTCGGAGGGCTTGCCGCCGCCGAAGAGAGAGCCGACTGCGCCGCCAAGTAGCCCGCCGATCACGGCGCCGACCGGGCCGCCTGCGATCATGCCGACCGTGGAGCCCAGGCTGCCGCCCGCGCTGGCGTAGCCCTGGTTGCCGAACAGCAGGCCGGCGCCGACCCCGCCCAGCAGGCCGGCGCCACCGAGCGCCAAGTTGCTCATGCCCGCCGCGTTGCCCGCAAAGCCGGTCAGGTAGTTGCCGACGCCCGTGCCGGCGAGCAGGTTGGACTGAGCAAGGCCGATCGCGGCGTTGCTGAAGCCCATGCCGATGGTGTTGCCGCCCAAGAGCGACATCGGGTTGAACGACAGCCCGCCCCCGGCGCCCCCTGCTGCACCCGCCTGCCCAGGCGCCCCGAATCCGAGCGCGGTGGTAATGCCCCCTGCGATCGGCTGCACGATGGCCTGCACGACGGGGCGCAGCACCATCGAGCGGAACAGGCCCTCGATGTACTCCTTGCCGGACTTGCCGCCCTCCATCAGCGCGTCGATCAGCGCGTCCTCGATGGCGTCGGCAGTACGCCTCCATGCCTCTTCGGCGTCCTTCGCCGCCTTGTCGTTCGCGCGGCGCACGTCGACCTGACCGGCGGCGGTGGCGATGCGCTTGCGCGCCTCGATCTCGCGGTCGAGGTAGCGCAGGTGATCCTCGCTCGCCCCGTTCGCCGCGGCGATGGCGCGCGCCTCTTCGATGCGGGCGATGATCGTCTGCTGAATCTGCGCCTCGGTCAGGCCGTAGGTCTCGAGCTCGCCTTCCAGCGCCCGCGCACGCTCTTCCAGCGGCCCGATGGCGGCGGCCACGTTCGCGGCGTATGCCTCGTGCAGCCGCGCGGCCTCTTCGGTCGCTTCGCGGATCGCCGGCTGCTGCGCAAGCAGCGTGGCCTGCGCGGCAGTCAGCTGATCGACTGTGATCGCGCCGGACTGGTACGCCGAGCCCAGCTTTTCCCACTTCGCGTAGAACTCGGCCGTCAGCCCGACCGATGCGGCCTGCAGCGACAGCGCCAGATCCGCGCCGGCATCCGCCAGGGACTTCGCGCCGCCGGCCGCGCCCTTCGATGCCTTGTCGAGCTCGGCCATCTTGGCCTTGAGCGCATCGAGTGCGCGGACGTGATCCGGGTTCGTGGCGCTGTAGCCCCCGGCGTCCGTCATCAGGCGGTCGAACTCGGCCTGGAGCTTCGCGCGCTCGCGCGCCACCTTGGCGGTGCCGGTGACGTTCGCATCCACGAAGGCTTGCACCGCATTGACGCCGACCTGCCCGCCGTTGGCGCGCGCCTGCGCAAGCGCCTCTTCGGCGGCCGTCTGCCGGCGCAGCAGATGATCGAGCTCGGCCTGCTTGCGCTTGCCGTCGTCGCTCCACCGCTCCCCGCGCGCGTCCATCGAATCGAGGTCGTTCGCCAGCGCGGAGGTTTGCGATCGGATGTTGCGCAACTCGGTCTCGGCCTCGGCGACCGCAGCGCGCAGCGCCCCGGCAGTCGTGTCGCCGATGCGCGAGTTCAATTCGTTGAGCTTGGTCGTGACGCGCTCGATGCGCCCGATCATCACGTTCTCGGCCTGCTGCGTCGCCGCGTCAGCCCGGTTGCCCCACAGCAGCCACGCCGACGCCCCGAGCGACAGCGCGGTGGTCACCAGCCCGATCGGGCCGCCGAGCGCACCCATTGCGCCGCGCGCGAGCGTGGCGGCTGACAGCGCCGAGCTTTGCGCGGCAGCGGTCGCAGCGGTGGCGGCCGTGAGCGCGTTCTGCGCTGGGATCAGCGTCGTCTGCACCGCGACCAATCGCTGCATGCCGGTGGTCGCGGCCACGACGGCGCGCGCCTCGGCGAGCTTCGCGGCGGCAAAGGCCTCGGCGGACGCTGCAGCTGCGACGGCGGCTTGCTGGTTGCGCACAAGAGCCAGAGTGTCCGCTACCTTGGCCTGCGTGGCGGCCACGGTCGAGGCGATCAGGCGCCCGGACAGGATGCCGGCCAGCGCCACCGCGCCCGCGCCCACGGCGTTGAGGTTGGCCGTCAGGCCTTTGAGCGCGCCATCGGCCAGCGCCACCGCTTCGTAGATCACCGAGCCGACGCCGGCCTGGTTGATCGTGCGGAAAAGGTTCGTCCAGGCGTCGCCCAGGTTCGAGAGCGCGCCGTCGAGCGTCTTCGCGCGCTCGGTGCTTGCGCCGGCAAAGTCGACGTCGCCGATGCGGCGCAGGTACTGCTCGATCTCGGCCGCGTTCTTGCCGATGTTGGTCGTGACGCCGCGGAAGGTGAGCGAGACGCGATCGCCTTCGGACGAGGCCCGGATGCCGAATTCCTTGAGGCGCTCGAACTCGCCCGTGGTCGCGTCCGCCACGGCCTCGATCATCTGCTCAAGGCTCTTGCCCATCGCCACGGCCGTGTTGCCGTAACTGTTGAGCGCGGCCTGCGATGGGTCAAGCCCCATGTTCTGCAGCTTGACGAAGGCCTGCGTCACCTCCTGCAGACCGAAGGGCGTGGTGGCGGCAAAGGCCTGCAGCTGATCGAACGCGCGCGATGCGGCCGTGCTGCTGCCGGTGGCGGTCACCAGCGAGGCGTTCAGGACATCGAACTCGCGTTGCACCTGCACCAGCTTGCCGGCGAAGGCACCGACCGAGACGCCCGCGAAGACGGCCGACAGCGGCGCAAGCAGGCTCTTGGCGTCGTCAGCCAGCCCCGAGAGGCTTTGCGAGGCCTCGCGCGTGGCCTTCTTGACGCCTGAGGCGTCGCCAGAGATTCGGACCCGCACCTCGTTGTTCATGTCATCCTCTTGCTTCGCGCTGCATGCGCCAGATCCGCAGCAGCTCGCGCTCGATCACCTGCGTGGCGCGCATCAGGTCCATGCGCTCGGCGCGCGCCGTGATCCCCGCTTCGGTCATCCAGGCCCACGCCTCGCCGTACATCAGCCCGGCCTTGCCTTCCATGCCCCGGTGCCACTGGGTTTCGAGCGCCTGGATCAACTCAAGCGCCGGCCAGTTCTCGGGATACACATCAATCTCGGGCGCCTTGATCGACTGCGCTGGCCGCATCCCGAATGCAGCCAGCGCCCCCTCGATCTCGTCCTTGTCTGCCTCGGTATCGCGCAGGCCGGCCAGCGCCTGCGCGATCTCGATCAGTTTTTTCGGCGCGACTCCAGCAGCTCGCGCCGGTATGCCTCGAAAATCTCGCGCGCGGAGGCCGGGTAGTTGGCAAGCAGCGCGGCGAGCGAGTCGTCGTTGAACTGGTCGTCCACCCCGCGCCACCCCGCGATGATCTCGCCCAGGGCGTCGGCGTCGGTGCGCCCAGGCAGGCGCGCGAAGTAGTCGTTGATCTCCGGGATCGACTTGTGGCGGAACTGCACCTCGATCTGCGCCGGCTCGGGCTCGCCCGGAACGGACAGATCGACCTTGGCCCAGAACGTCGGATTCGGCTTCAGCTTGAACATGCGCGCCCCTTACTTACAGACGATGCGGAATTCGTCGTTGCCGGCCGCCGTGGGCAGCAGGCGCAGATCGAACTGCGTCATCGCCACGCCGTCCTGATCAACGATCGTCGGGTTGCTGAACTGCGCGCGCGGCGCCCAGATCAGGAGCTTCTTGCCGTCCGCGCTGCCGTGCTCGATCGAGACCGGCTTCGGTGCGTTGGCGCGCACGTCGGCGCGGAAAGCAATCTCGTCGGCCACGTCTAGGTCGAGCGTCACCTGACCGGTGGCCGCGCGGTCGGTGATCAGCACGCGATCGACGCCCAACATCGGCTGATAGACGGTGTTGTTGCCCAAGTTGAACGTAAAGCCGCGCGAGGCGAAGGTGTTGCCGTTGGTTACGACCCCGGCGCTGTACGTGCCGCCCAGC